CAAACGCCACTCTTTTTCAATATCTTTGAAACCACAGACCCATTTATTCTTCTTCCGTTCACAACTTCTACACTCGGATCAACAACTATGTTTGCCGTTGTGTCGTCATATTTCCAGAATTTTACGTCTTCTAGAAGAATGAATTCGACACCATTGTCTGCCTGGACTATCGAACCCTCGTTTATTGTGGGTATCAAATCTGGGTCTGGGTTCAATGAACCATCTGTTAGCACAGGTACTTCCATGTAAAAGTCTACTGTTGCAATTGCAGCAGATGCACCTGTTATTGGAACTCCTGCGTTCCTTAAAGCTCTTTCAATGTTGGCAGTCTCGACAACTGTGTCGCTATTGAGCTCACCGTAAAGGTGATCCATGTAAAAAGACATGTTATCACCAATGTACGCGGCCATGTCAAGAAAAAGACCGCCCACTGAAGACTCGGAGAAGTCTTGAATCCTGTCTGGATAGTATTGTCTTGCATAGTCCAAGAGGACTGCTCTAAATCCGTCAAAGTCTCTTGCAAGGTAGTTTCTTTGTCTGACAGACTTCAGTGCAGTTTTATTATCGTTGATTGCCATTTATTCCGCCTGACCGTAAATAATGAAATTTCACACCACATACAAGACTATTTGAAGGCCTTTACCCCTCACGTTTATTATCGGTATGTTGTATGTAATGTTGACCTTTATTATACCCGTGTTTTTGTTCTCCATTCTGTCGACCTCTGACGAAAAATTCTCGAGATCAATGTATGGCATCCACTTGTCAACAGCGTCCTTAATCCTTACGATCGCTTCGCTGTCAAAATCGTCCTGAGACACAAACTCTGTTGTGAGAGGCTTTAAGTTCGCACCGAATTGATACAGACCTACTCTCTCACCCCAGTTAGTGAGAAGAAGGTTTCTCAAATTATCTGAGAATTGGTCTTCAAGCCTGTAATTCATCTTAAAGATTCCTTCTTTGTCACCCAACTGCATGGGCGTCATTATTCCGTAGGGTACAACTGTCTTTTGTACAGATTCTTCAGACAGTTGTGACTGAGTCTTTCCTACGCTCTTAAAGCTATACGACGCCATAACAACTATCTATTTGTAAGCTTTCATTGGAAACCTAACAACTAGTAGCTTTACTAGAAAAAAATAAATTTTAGTATGACGTTATGTTGTCAGACCAAGTGATTAACAGAGTCGCCTCGAGCATAGTGGATAAAACAAAGTCTATTAAGGACCCGAACGAAAGCTGGCGAATAATTGTTACTGAAATATTTAACGCTCTGAAGCAGGATGCAACAGTCGAAGTAAAAGACTTAGTCAATATAACAGTTGGCGGCGCGACTCTTGCGACAGCTACAGGACCTGCTGCCGGCGTTATAACACCCCCACTTTCTTCTGTCGATCTAAAAGGAAAGATTACTTAAGAACAACTTTCTTTGCGAAGGTACCAGTAGGTTGGGCACCTTCAACCCCTAATGATCCACCCATTGTGTCTGTAAGCGGTGGAGCAGTCACTTGTCCAGCTGTGACTATTGCAGTGCTGCAGAGTACTGCCTTGTCTGCGTCATCTCCGCCAAGTTTTAATACTCCGAGATCTGAGGGTGTCAAAACAATGTCACCGTTAGACCTGACAATTATAGACGCCCACTTTTTAGTGTCTGATGATTCGTCTTTTATTTGTCTTTTGTTGGGCGCTTGCCTTGTAGTACTGTCAGTTACTATTATTTCAATATCAGACCTGGCGATGAGTCTTATCTTGTCTGTCTTAATGACTATACTTGCGTCTCCTGACGAAGAATCTTTAATTGGTGTCTTCAGAGATTCATTGAAGGACCTTAAGCCGAACTTAAGGTCTACTTCATTCGCTTGTGATACTAAAATTCTGCTTCTGTCGTGTTTATAATCAGGGTCTCCTTCAGCAGCCGACGTAACATCAGGCGACTTGTTGAGTTCATTTTTTAAGACCGACCCTTTTTTAGAGCCTTTTGCGTCTTTGATACTTGTAGTAGAAGTTTCTTTACCGAATGTTTCTTCAGTCTGCCCGCGTCCTGCAACGATGTCAATTGACCCTGCTTCGTGTTTTGTCTTTCTCAGATCGCCAAGACGGTCTGTTCCCAAAACAACAAGAGTGTTGTTGGTCCCTTCTAAAGCAATGTCACCAGGTCTTTTCTTAAACCTTGGAACCGCTTCATAAGACATCATTGCTGAAGCTTTAGACTGCGTTATCAACTTTTCAAAGACGTCTTCGTCCTCGCCACGCAATATCACATTTTCTCTAGCAGTTATTCTTTCTTCTCCCATTTTGAGAACAGGACCATTTCTAAGTTCATGCCATACATTTTCACCTGACTCTGCAGTCTTATTCTTCTCATTCGTCAATCGATCTTTTGATCCAGGATTCATCGATACTTCAAATGATCTACCCGGGTGTGAATGATTGACGTCGTCAGATATGTGAGGTTCTGTTATTCTGCAAAACCAAAAAGCCATATCTGAATCATTTTCAGGTTTTTCAAACATTACCCATACACATTCGCCTGGTTTGCACGGCATCGACAGATGGGACGGAAAGAAAGGAAAAACGAACATGGGGTCGACGTCTTCGCCTACTCTCTTCGCAACGATAGTATTTCTTGGAAGAACATCAGCATATGTCATGTTCGACACGCCCATAGAGTGCCACGTCGTCTTTCTGACTTCATCGACAAGTTCCGTGTTTGGATCGGTTACGACATCAAGGACTATCATCCTCGCGAAAGTGGACTTTGGTGAAGGCGTGTTATTCAGAAGGCTTGTGTTGATTCTACCTTCTGCGTAATTTCTGAGGTTATCAGCTCTGCTCATCTCAGCCACCTAATTTCTTAAACATCTCTTCGGCGTCTATCTCATCACTCTCTTTAACCTCTGATTTGGACACTAACTCGGCAAGCCTGATTATCTGATCATTGGCCTTGCTCATTCTTTCGATGTATGTGGCCATAGTCTTGCCATGTATCGCGTGTTCTGTGCTCTTGTCTTCAGTTATTTCGACTAGAGTGTTAAAGAGAACATAGGCATTTTGCCTATCAGTGACAGCATTTTCGTATATTTCTCGCCAAAGCTTCTTCTTCTTGTCTGAGACGCCATCTATCTGCTCCAAGAGATCTGAGAAGTCTCTTATCCTATCACTAATGCTGTTCGTGTCTTTGTTTTTGCTCTTCGATGTCATGTAGGAAATATTAGTTATTTCTCAAGTCGTTCTTCGATTTTTTGTAGTGACGTTTTATTGCCTGCATCGCTGTGGTAAGTTGCTTGGGCGAAAGTCCTGACAATTCTCTCATGTAGAGTAGTACTGCGCTTTTATTGAGCAGGTCTATCTCATCTATATTTTCAAATATTGTTATTATTGCGTTAATACAAGTCAACTCATTCTCTGTCTTTACTTTTGATCTGATCTCGTATAGAAGGTTTATTGTATTTTCTACTGATCCTACAGAGTCAAAGAGTATGTCTTGAGAAGGTACAATATTGTGTTCTTCTATTATGATAGCTTCGTGTGTCGTTAGACTTGTGGGGTCATCAAGACTTACGCTCTTCTTTGTCCTCTGCGTTTTTTGCTTAGTCCGTATAATCAACCAGTTCTTAGCAACCACATTAAAATACGAGAAAGCGTTGGTTCCTCTTCCGGCATCGAACTTGTGGATGGTCTCAAATAGAAAATTGACACAGTCGTTTTTTAATTCGTCGTATGTGTCGTGCATTCCAGTAAACTTATGAATGTTTATTAGATTCTCAACAAGCTTCTCAAATGCTGGAAGAATTGACAGCATGTAGAGTTTGTCTTTTTCTTTTTTGGAAGACGAAGACTGGTACGATACTATCGCATCTTGTGTTCCTGAATTGAAGTAGAGCTTGAGGTTTGTTTTTACTGTCTTTTCTTCTGAAACTATTTTAGGAACAGGGACTTCAAGAAGGTCCAAAGAGCCAGAGCTGCTGTCAAGACTAGTTGTTTCTTCTAACACGTCTTGTGCTTCTTTAGTATTTCTTCTCTTTCTCTTCTTCTTCTCTTCGCTTGTCATGTCACTCTATTTCTTCTGTTTCTTCTGTTCTTAGAACCCCATCTAACAATCTTGCAGTCACTATAACTGCTTCCTTTGCTTCCGCAATGTCTATTACCAGATCTCTAACAACAGGCTCGTCTGAAAAGAGTTCTATCTTAGACTTCTTGTTTAGTTTCTCATATTGAATTTCAAGTAAGTCTATAGACATTTGTAAAGACTGACCGACTTCTTCAAGTTTCTCCATGTATTCTATGTTCTTCTTCAAGCTGACGGCAAGTGCAGCCGAAGTCGTAAAAATAACTAATGAAGCAACAATTTCGAAGATCAAATCAAATCCTTAGTGACTTCATTGTACATACTTTTCACTATTTCGATGGAATATTTTTCCAGTATCTTTTCCTGGAGGGACTTTGCCCACTCCTTCGGTATGGACGAAGAAGACTTGAATTTCAGCACTTTCTTCTTAAAGTCTTCCTCACTCGCAATTGCCCACTTTGACCCCTTCATAAAGATCTTATTGTCAACTCTTGTGGGATGTATTTCATTTAGAGAATAGTTGACATCTATGAATTTTCCGTGAGAAAGAAAATCTATGTGCCCTGACCAACCTGTTGCTATAACAGGTAATGCTGAAGCTGCTGCCTCTAATATTGGAAGACCGTAACCTTCGCCTTTTGTAAGGCTAACTAGAGCTTTTACTTTTGGATGTCTATACAAAGAAGAGACTTCTTCATCGCTCATGTCTCCGTGCAAGAGATAAACTCTTGGGTACATGCCTTTTCTGACTTCCTTCATGAGAGTCTCGAAAGTCTGCGTGACAATCTTTCTATCAATGCTCGTGTTTCTACCTGAATTTCTCTTTATGATTATGCCAACGTCTTTGTCGTTCTTGAACGTCTCGCACAGCCACTTCACTGTGTAAAAGATGTTCTTTCTCTCATTTTCCGGGTTGTTGCCTGTAAGCT